GTCAAACACAACCACACAATTAGTGTCTGAGTACTTGTACAGAGTTTGATACAGGCCAATGGGTGTTGCACTACCTTTGACAACTTCGGCACGTAGGCGCTTGCCGGCAATTTGATCAAACAAGCAAGCCTTTTCAACTTCTTGCTCAACACCGTAACTTTTACCAACACCCGGAGGGCCCGACACAATCATGGCACGGATGTCACCGTTCACACAGGCTTTGGTCATCTCTGTCAGAATCTCAAAACGATCAGCAATTTCAGCCATGCGCTCATCGTCTGTCTGTGTTGCCGCAACTTCTGCTTCAATACGTTCTGCCACTGCCGCATCACCTTCGGCTACAAATTCATAATCACTCATGTTGTTTACCTTAACACGGATGTCTTCAGGAAATCCTGGAAATTGACCACCATTCTTGACAGTAACATAACCACCTTTGGCGCCACTGCGATATTGGTCTACTAGTTGAAATACACGACCGGACACATTGGTAGTACGATATGCGCCGGATTTGATACGAACAAAAGATTGTGACATTTAAAGGCTCCTTTTTTATGTCAAATTAATTAACTAACAAAACATATTATAGCAAAAATGGGCATTTGGGTCAACCGTTTTTGTTGTTTTTTGCAATGTTGCTTTTTTGCAACACGGGTTGATTTGCTTGCTTTTGCAACATCATGTCATTATTATAGCAAAATGTCCTATTTAGGTCAACGATTTTTTGCTCAATCTGCACGTGAGCAGGCATAAGCCTTGATACCGGACTGGCGTAGAACTTCTGCGTAGGCTTCGGCACCTGCTTCTTTGATGTCCATGCTCTGTGTGAAGCTGCCACCTGGGTTCCACAAGTCCAAGCCACCGTTGTAAGATTTGCGGAAGCCCACAGTCTTGAGCGCACGACCCAATTTGGTTGAAGCTTTTTCGCTTACTTTGACCCAGGCAAAACCACAGTAACCAGGCTCACCGTGTTTGGCACGGAAGTCTGCTTCTGCTTGTTGTGCGGCAGCAATAGCAGTATTGTGAATAGATTCGATGTTGTCTAGTGCAATCATTGTGAGCTCCTTTTGTTTAACTTAGCCTAAATTATAGCAAAATGGGTCTTTTTGGTCAACCGTTTAGTGACTGTTTAATGCAGGTGCGGCACCGTTAATAATGTCGCGTTCCACAGCGTGGGCGGGTTTACGACCGCGCACAATGTCAACTAAAAGTACTACAAAAGCGTCTGCACCGTGAGCACGTATGCTACGGCACAATGCCCAATCTTTGTTTTCAGTAACTGCACGACGAACATGCTTTTGAAAACGCACTTTGAGCGCCTTGTTTACTTGGGTGCCGCAAACAGTAATACCAATGTATGACTCGTTAGTGTTAGTGTTTACTAACATGTACACGGCATGCTTGGTATCTTGACGGCGTTTACGGGTTCGTTTTTGCATTTCCATAATAGTATTATAGCAAAATGGACCATTATGGTCAACCATAAAAAAGTGTTACAAAAGTACTAATTTTCTATCTGTTGCATTAATGCTACTAATTTGTCCCGTTTACTTGACAGAAAATGTTGCTGATTTTGCAACAAAATATGTTGCATTTCTAGCATGATTTTTTGATGCTCAGAATGTTGCATTTTTGCAAACTGTTGAACAATTTGTAAGCATTTATATAATCGCAACTCGGGGTCCTTAATAGAATCGTAACTTTCGTCAATCCACTGCCCAAATGTGCTATAGCCCAGTTCTTGCAACAATGCCAAACTGCCCGGGGCACCAACTATAACAAATGGTTGTAAATTTAATATAGGTTTGAACGTTTTTTCTGTCAAAAACAAGGTATGCTCGTCAATGTGTGTTTCGACTACAATGTTCCAATACGCATCTTGAAAGAAGTTTTTGTCAATCAGCTGATGAGTGTTGTGTTGGTAATCTTCCAAGTCGTCGCACCGGTACGGAGGCAAAAACTTATCTAGCACAGACTGATCCCAATGTGTAGTCCACTGATCCACATTCGTATCAGCAGTGGGATATTCAATTGTGTATTTTTTGTCAGTGTAACTGAAATATGCTTCGTGGTCAAGGCCTTGGTCAACCAGTGTTGCAGCAAACAATCTTCTAAAAGGTTTGTCAATCCTGTTCAAGCAGGTGAACTTCTTGGAACGCTGCTCAAGATTTACTTGTTTGACAAAGTCTGCATCCTTGTTAAGGTAACGATAATACAGTTCGTCGTCGGGACAATAAAGATAAGGATCACCTGCTGCTTGATTGGCGATTATGAACTTTACTTGAGTTGGTGGAATGTTGTGTTGGTCACACATCTCTTCGATACGTGGAGTAATATGCCAATTGACATTGTCTCCTTCACTGTAATAGAAAAGAATAGTCAATTGTCCAATCTTGGCCAACTGTTGTGCAGTAGCAGACATTAAACCAACGAAATCAATTGTAGGATCAAAGTAGTTGAGATTGATTGGGTACACACACTTTTCTCCGGTGTCAGCCATGGTTGATACCTGTTCTATTCTGTATCGTATACCATCAGTATAAAGATAACGAAGAAATCTAAATTCGTAGCTGTATGGAGGGTTAACGGCAAGATCCCACCAGTCCTTGCTTTTGGGAACTATGTCTGTACGCTTGACTAAATTTGGAACATATCCATTTTCTCCATGGATATCGTATACAAATATCATTGCTCTTTGTGTTGTTTGGTTAGCTCACATACTAGCAGAAATTGCTCGTAGGCCAGCCGAACTGCGGGATTGGTCATGAGTTTGTCTGCTTCCGCCTGCATGGCCTTGACTCCGGCTTCGGCACAGTCATGTACACTAAGACCATTTAAGGTACATAATTCATCACCCATTTCTTTAGCTAACTTTTTCCATGCCTTTTGTTGTGCTTCTGTAATAGGAGTACTCTTTGGACGTAGTTCTGCGGCTTTACTGATGGCACGACAGATAGCATCCTCAGCGACTCGTCCCGCGGCAATCATAGCCGCATAGTTGGGGTCAATATTGTATCTACGACTTTGCCCACCTGGATAGCACATCACAATATGAGTGCCTTTACTAAAACTATCTAGGTAATCACTATCGTACTCACTGATAGGAACATACCGGCGTCCTACCTTTTCGTAATAGATTTTCTTAGTCATACACTTCCCAGGTCTTGGTTTTGTGATTCCAGTGACGGCAGTCGTAAAAGTGTAGTTCAACATCATAGCCAAATAGACCCAGCATGATGTGGAAACCACCGTGGTCACCTACAGGCTTGAATTGAAGATCTAAGTTGAAGATATGATGTGTGCGATACCCATTGAATTCCACGGCCTTGTTCTTGCCAATGGGTCTGCTTTGGTTCCAGAGGATAGTCCATCGACTGCTCCATGGATTATAGATGTTAACGTTTAAATTGATCATTGCAGTTTCCTTTTGTCTAATCCTGACATGCGTGTCATTGCTTCTATTAGCTCTGGATCAGTATCAACTGCTTCGGCCAGCATATCTAAATCAACTGCACGGCTTTTTTCTTTTAATTCTTCAGGAGTCATGTTAGCAAACATGTCTTGGATCTCTGCCATGAGGCCATCTAGTTCTTCCTGTGTGCCATCAAAATGGTCAAAGCAACCAGGCTCAAACACCACTTTAAGAGTTTCTTTTTTATCAGTCATATTATCTTCCTGTTTTGCGAACAAATGTCCAGATTGGTGGGTTTTTTTCTTTTGTGCCCGGGTCGCCGCCAATGCACAATCTTAAACTTGGGTTAATGCCTCGACTGTGAGAATTGACAAAATTGGCTAATGCAAAATGTGTGGTGCGTATTAAACATAGTCCCTGGTCGTTTGTGACCATGTAGATGGGTACTCCATTTTCGTAGGATACGTTGAGCATATCCTATTTATTGCATGATCCAATTGATTGGTGGGTACACCATTTTGCTGGTAGCCTTCTGTTACCATTTCCAAGTATCCGGCGCCGGGCGCTTGTATACCGCTTTGGTCGTTCATTTGGTACACTAATGCGCTTACAAAATGTGTATCCGTATGCACACGAACATTGAATCGTGAGTAGTAATAAGGAAAGCCTTCTAGTGCATCTAGTGCTTGTAATGCCGCAAGATCAATATCCCAAAGAACACCATAACATATGGCACCAGGCACGTATTCAATATCTGCATGAGTACGGAATGCAAACTCATAGTCATTGATCCATGCTGGGCCCAATGAAACTGCACCCGGGCAACGGCGTGCCATTTCATCCAAATTGGTATTCATTCCATAAGCAAAGTATTTCATGTAGGTATTGTAGCAGAACTATTATTATTTGTCAAGTTGTAACGTTTGTTGTAATTTTGTTAAGTCTGCACAAGTGTACTTTTGGTAACTGTAGCTCAAATGTTCCGGAAACGGAATTTGTTCAATTAGAGCACCGTATTGGTTGGCAATAGGGCGAGCAATATCCATAAAGGACTGTGCTGTCCCGGTTCCGATATTCCAAATACCATTCTCATCAATTTCTTTTTGGATGAATTGGAAATGCACACCCACTACAGTATCCACAGATACAAAATCTCTACGATAATGTTCACTGCCTTCGAACACACGAATTATGCCTTGTGTTTGTGCCTGCAGAGTAAACTGTGAATGCGGACTTGCCTGTGTACCTTTATGTGTTTCGTTATCACCGTACACATTGAAATATCTAAATCCGTGACAACGACGATGCGTGGGATTCTTTTCTACATAATGTTCGAATAGATACTTGCTCCAAGCATAAGGACTACGTGGATCAACGGCAGCAGTTTCTTGAAAATTGGTGCCAAGTCCGTATATGCTGGCTGAACTAGACCATTGTAAGTCAACATCATGTTTCCTGCATTCTTCATACAGCCAAACACTAAAATCATAGTTCTGACGCATTACCCGAGCAACATTACGTTCGGTAGTGCTACTAATAGCACCGCAGTGAATTACCCAGTCTAATCCTTCAATGCGTGGCAACTGTCGTTCTTGCCATTCGTAGGTATAGATTTCGTTCTCTGTAGACAGTTTACGCCAAAAGCGTTCTATGTGACTTCCGATGAAGCCTCTATTTCCGGTTATTAATATTTTCAATTATTTTACTCGTTGAATAATTGGGCACAAGATCGTAAAATTTAATTGCTTTACAATGCTTGGCGCCGGTGATTTTTTTATCACGATAGTCTGATCCTTTTACCATTAGATCTGGTTTGTAAATTTCACAAATATGCTCCAGTTCCTCTTGTGTATCAAAAATCCAAACTGCGTTGGTACTCTTTAAATTGTCCAATGCAAATTTACGATCTTCTTGATTGTTAATGGGCCTACTGCTGCCTTTTAATTCTCGCACGGATCTATCGCTATCAATACACACCAACAAATAAGTACCCTGACTACGTGCAAAGTTCAGCATTTCAATATGCCCACGATGCAAGATATCAAAGGTACCGTTAACTAATACTCTTCTGGCTATCCCCGGGTCGTACACGATAATTGTCCTCTACTGAGTCAGGTGTTGATACTTCTATGATAGTGCCCTCTTCCAGACAAACCAGTTGATGTGGTTCCAACGGCAGGTTATGCCATGTGTCACCTTGATTCAAGATGTGACTGCGTTCACTGGCGTCTTGTGTCAAAATATATTTGACTTCAAACTTGCCACTTAACACGTACCATGTTTCATCTTTCTCAGCATGAAAGTGCATGCTGAATCGGGCGCCTTGATTGAACTTCATAAGTTTACCGCAGTACCGGTCATTGGTTGCCCAGATCAATTCTGAACCCCAACCTTTTTCTACAAATCCTTCTAGTCTCATTTGATTTCCTCTAATCTTGGTGCATACACGCCCACATGTTGAACCGTCACTGCAGACGCCTTGATTGCAAACTTTATTGCATCAGGCATGTGCTTTGTTTGCAAAAACTTGTACACAAGAGCAGCTAAAAATGTATCGCCTGCTCCACATACATCAGTTACATCACCTGCAGATTCTGCAGGATAAACCCACCCATTCCATTCTGCGCCTTGGTCGCCGTGTGTGACAATCAAGTGATCGGGCTCTGGATGATAACTGGTAACACGACTTTTTTCCAGTGCATTGATCTTTACATAGCAACCGCCCATACGGGCTAGGTCAGTTTTCTTTGTGTCAATAAAGATTGGTACTGTTACTTCTCGAGCCAGATCTTCTATTAACTGATAATCCACGGTGCCTTTGTTGTAGTCACTGATCACCACTGCATCATACACAGGTGGGATTGCTGTTTCAAATCTAACGGGCTGACTTTCTACATCATGATCTATTCGGATAAGCTGTTGCTTGCTACGATGATCAATCAGTCTATTCTTTTTGCTCACTGCACCGTGCAGGAAGTTGACTGTGCATCCTAGTGCTTCTAGATTTTTACGTACATTGCCAGCCATACCGTCATGATTAATGGTATAGTGTGGTTCGAACACCGGTACAGGTGCTTCGGGACTGATACGATTTACATAACCGTATGTGTAAACATCGTCGCCTGCATCACCAATTAGTAATATATTCATGTTAAAAGTAACTGCAATTTGTTCTTGGAAAATAACATTCGTTGTTCAACAACGGTTTTATTTTAATCGTTTCTAATACTGTGGTCTTGCCTAGTCCTATTGCCAAACTATACGCCAGGCTTTGATTGCCCACAAACAGATCGCAGCCGTTAATCAAGTCTGCCATCTCCAATATGTCAGCGACGTGTACACGGTCAATTGGTCCAATCATGTTTATAAAATCATCATACTCAATATCGTTGCCAACAAACACAGCCGAATCGGCCATATTGCCGTCTTTGTACATTTGTCGCCAGATTTTATCACCAGTTTCCGTATCTCTATAACGTAGTGTGCGATTAACCACAACTGGACGCTTTCTATAAACATCCGCAGTCAACCAAGTCTGTTCCAAATCAGTTTGACCAAAAGGTAGATTGTGTGTCATACACATGGCCTGCACATAGTTACCTTCAAAACCTCTAAACAGTACACCACGGAAACGATCCAGATCAACATCGTGAGTGCCATCCCAAACAACTACATCATTAATATAGTCTTGACGCACCAGCAAAGGCTTTAGTATAGCAAAGTCTTGTTCAGTAAAGCGACCTCGATGTGCAGTATCAACTTCATCTGGGCGATATCCATACTCTGCTACACATCGTTCAATGTTATGTAGTGCAAGAGCAATGGTACCACCACCCATTTTTTTTACAGCATATAAACTGTAAATTAAATCACCAAATGTACCTGAATGTTTGAATATCATAATATCTCTAAAATGTTATTGGCAATGCGTGTGGCATCAAAACTAGTACTGCAACGGAAGTCTCCATGTTTGCATATAACCTGTCTGACCGGACGCTGTTGATGGTCATTGCACCCAACACAATCCACTGCGGATAAAATTGGAGTTACTGTTTTCCAAGTTGGTGCAATACGCTCGGGCAGTAAGTGAGTATGCAACGATATCATGTGTGTGCTGCTGGCTGAGGCAATATGATATGGTCCTGAATCTATACCAACAAAGCATCTTGCACGATCCATCAATAGTTTTTGCTGTTGCACATTGAGAATGTCTCTTGCATCAACAAACAAGGGATGTTCGACTGTGCCATCTTGTGCGCTACCCACAGTGACAATTTTAAAATCTGTACGCTCAGTAAAAAGTTGTTCGAACACATTATACCAAGTGTCCCAACTCATGTTTTTCAATGCCCAATGCCATTGTCGAATATGAATTACAATGAACTTGTCTAGCGCATGGTCATGACAAAATGCATCAACTACTGTGTGATCGTTTTCGTTGGCAAACAATTCTACTGATTTGTCATCCACTGTTGATGAGCCAAAAGCGCGGTAAAAATAGCTGTCCACGTAATGGTTAACAGGATTGTGTTCGTAGGCATCATCAAGATTAACATAAAGATCATAAGTGGCAGGATTTGGCATTGCCTCTGTGTGATACAAGGCTCTCACATGTGGATTGTTATTAAACACATTGGGATATTCGGTAGCAACATCAATCGCGCAGTTGTATCTTTTTTTGAGTTCTCTAACTACGCCTGTGCTCATTATGACGTCACCAAGTGCGGCGCGACGGCGTACCAGGATCGTGAGTGGACGTTCAATGTTCAATTGTGACCTCTGGAAAGTATCTCAAGAAACGATCTTCTTTGTTAACTCTGGCTGTTAGAATCTTGTTCTTTATTTCAGCGAACACATTCCATGCCAGGGGTACAAATAAAACTTTTTCATCTGGTTCTAAATCTGACAGCGCAACGGAGCCAACAATGGCAATATCTTGACCTGGACTATATGTACCTTGTTTTAAAGGATTGTCATCAACAATAAAATCCAATTTAACATCAGCAAAATTAAGCAAGGTCATGCCTTTGGCTGCGGCACCATATCCTACAATTTTATAGCCCTTTTCTCTAAACAGTTCTATTCTTGATTTAAATTCGTTTTTAACTTTGACTGCACGACTGGCCCATTTTGTATAGGTTTCTGCACAAAGCAGGTCAGCTTCCATGGCAATTAAGTTTTTAATATGCTTGGGTCGTTTGTTATGTTTGCTTAACACAAACACATAACTGTTGCCGTGAATGGGAGTTTTAATTACATCAACAAGATGCAAGCCGCCACGCTCGGCCAG